ACCCTTTCACGAAAGCCAAATTCAGATAATGTTTGATTACGTTGTATGAAGTCTTTGCCTTTCATCGTCAGTAATTGCATAGATCTGCCAATGTCACCAGACTTAGCCACAACACCTCTAAAAGCAAGATAAGCAGTATCCATAGCTCTCATTGAATCTAGAAGTGAGCTAAGATAAGTCGTTCTAAATGTAGTTTCTACAGATTGATCCATAGACTCACCAGTTACCTTACCTCCCTGGACTTTCTTTTGTATGACACCACCCATGTCAACAAGCCCTGCAACAATTTTTCTTGATGTAAGGTTTGCACTTTGTGTCAATCTTGTAACTGGATTCCACTTTAGTTTTTCAAGCTTGATACCAGTTTCTTCTAAAGCTTCATTATCCATAGATATTCTTAAATTCTGTGGGCTACTTTCATCAGCTGAGGCACCTACACTTCTGAATATTCCTTCTTCCCCTTCTTGTGCAAAGTCATCTGCTGGCCTCATTCCACCTGCTATTCTTCTTCCAAAAAGACCACCGATTGTACCACCTATTATTCCTGCACCCACTAAAGGGACTAATGTCTGACCAAGCTCAGTTCTGCCTTCAGATTGTGATGCAATAAGAAATTCCTCTGGTGCATATAAAACTGTTGTAAAAGCTGCACTACCTACAAACCTTTTAAGAAAACTTGCTTGAGTTAATGTTTTAAATGTACCAAGTGGTGCTAATGTAAGAGGAGAAAGCAAACCACCTAAACCTACACCTAACAAGTTACCATTTTCAATAATTTCAAGATCTTTTAAATCTTCCTGTAATCTCTCAAGCCTTACTGTTGTTTCGTAGGCACTAGAACTATTTAAAAATCGCCACTCATATCCTTCTGGTACTTGTGGGTCTTGCAAAGGATCATATGATGGATCATCTTCAAAATCAGTATTTTCTATAAGACGTGAAAGTGCTTGAAAACCAGTATATTGCCTAAAACCTGCACCAACTGATTCACTAAAACTATATTCTTCTGGTGCAACATAAGGACTTTTATAGACATCATTAAATGTTGATATAGGACTACTTTGTTCTTCTGCTAAGTTTTGATTTAACTGTTGTACTATACCTGTATATTCAGGTGTTCTAATCATCTAATATCACCTCTAAGAAGCCTGTAAGTATCAAAAAAACTTTCTAACTGTTCTTTACCTGTAGGGCTTTCAATAAAAGGCAATATGTTTGTGTAAGAAAGTGGTGCTGAGTTTATTGTATTTGCAAATTTATTGTAGCTTGCAACCAATGATTTTATGCCTTCTGCATAGTTTCTATTTGTTCTAATAGATTCCATAACTGCATTTAGATTGTTCTTAGACATAAAATCAAAATAACCTAATGCTTTTCTTACTCCACCATTTTGTATTTTTTCTAAAGCTTTTCTGTAATCTTTTTGCAACTGTGAGCCATAATAGTTCCAGCTATAGTTATTAGCTATAGTAACATTTCTTCCATCTTCTAATAAGGCAACAACCCTGTATGTAGGTGTTCCAGCAGTTTCATTGTTGCTAATAAACATTATTTCACGATCTTCAATAGCTTCATTCAAAACTGTATCATTAACATCGCCAGTAAATGTGTTGTTCCATTGAGTTATTGCATCATCTATAATCATATTTTTTGTAACAATTACACCATCTCCAGGGATTGTTGACTGTGCCACTTTTACAATGTCTTGACCTTTAATTAATGAAATTTTACCATTTTTATCTTCATGCAAATGCATATTGCCACTAAACCTATATAGTGTTTTAAGAATAGCTTGGTTCAATCCTTTTGGATTATTGGCAACCTCACCCCTTGCGGCTAAGAATTTAACATATTTTATCATTTCGTTTTTCATAAACGGATCACGAATTATGGCCTCTGCCATATTACTAACACCACTTTGTTCATAAAATGATTCTACTTGTTTTGTTACATAAGGCTGTCCACCTACACCATTGCTGAATAATTTAACAAACCAGTTATCATCTATAGAGTCTGCAACTTCTTGAAAAGCTGTATCAAAAACGACCATATCAGATGTATTTGTTTTATCTCCCATCATTTTGCTATTAGGAAATAAATCAGAAAGATTTCTATTAGCACTACTGGGTGAATTAGCAGTAGAAAAACTTCCCGAATCAGGATAATAAAAAGCAGATTCCATCATTGATGTATTTACCTCAGACACAGCACCTGAAGTAATAAATTGAAACCTAGCCTCACCATCATCACCATATTTATTAATTATAGCTTGTTTTATTGTTCCGTATAATTGTTTTGCAAATGTAAATTTATCGTCTTTTAGATATGGTATGCTTGCAAATATATCCTGTAGTTTTTGTGGTATATAACCATGCAAAGTAACTTGCCTTGTATAAAAATCAATGCTTGTATTTCTTATTTCTGCATTGTCACTTAGGGGATCATATTCAACCATCTGACCATTGAGGTTAAATTGAGTCGGAAGAATCTTTTCTAGTGCTTCTCTATCTTCTTTGTTTAACACAATTCCTGAACTTATTTTAGATCCTACACCTGAAAGTAATTTTGTTTCTCGTTGTTGTTTATACCAAGCTTTTGAATATGTATTAACTTTAGCTATCCATTGAGATTCTGAGTAGGCAAAAGCTTTGCCATTTCCAATAATACCTGCTTGCTTTAATTGATTTATATATGCAGGACTAAGTAGTGTTTCTGGATTTAAAGCAACTACACCACCACTACCACCAAACATACGTTCCATATTGGCTTTAAACTCTTCGCCTTTGATAGTGAGCATTTCATTTTGTACTTTATTTAACAAACTATATATTGCTCTTCTGTTAGGTATATCAATATCTTTATGAGACAAAAGCCTAACTAACTCATTCATTTTAGTTACTTTGGCTCTTTCTTTGAGCATTTGTTTGGTTGGGCCACCAAAGTCCATTGGAGTATCGCTTTTTTGTGGCTCAATGTTATTAGCTTCTATATCTAATATATTTTTTGATATATTATCATTAAAATTTTTTATCTTTTTTGTTTCTATACCTTCCAAAAATGACTCTTTATATTTTTCAAAACTAAGCTGATCTGTAAGAGTTAGTTTTTGTATCTCATCATCACTTATAGTTTCACCATTACGAAGCCTCAAACTATATGATGCTAAAAGATTAGCTGAATTAAATCTATTTTCAGTTCTAAGACGTGTTTCTAATTTGTCGTAATATGCTATTCGACTTTCCATTGATGCTCTTACCTTAGAGCCTATAATGTTAGGATCGTTTGCAAAGGTAACTTCAGTATCTAATGCCATTTTAAGCATTTCTGATATTGATGCTCCTGATTGATAAGCTAAATCTACTGCATTGTTAGAAACATTTGTTTGTAATGCCTGACCATAATTTAAGATTGCCTGATCTGCATCAGCTTTAGATGATGAATTATTTCTAATAATCTCAAATACTTTTTGTTTATTTTCTTCAATATAAGTTAGGTCAGCTTCATCAGCACTTCCATTTGTAATGTAGTTTGTTTCATATGTAAGTAATGTATTAAGGTTTTTTTCGGCTTGTTTTAGTGAGTTTTCTTTTACTGATTTTATTTGTATAGCAGAAGCTTGCCTACCTGCTTTACCCCATATAACACTTAAAGAAGGACTAATCTGATTAAACACATCTGGAGAAACGCTTTTCCTTATACCATCAATATATTGTTCTCCAGCAGACTTAACTACAAGTTTACCATTTTCATCAATGTTACCTTGATTTTCTAGTAAAGATTGATTGGCTACATCAGTTGCATGATTTTGTAAAGCCAAGCCATAGCTATTAATAGCTTCTTTTTTAAAATATTGTTGTGCTTTTCTAAGATTGGCTTTGTTATAAATATCAGCAGTAAAGCTATTAAGAGACATCTGATCTAATGGCTTTGGTATTGTATTACCTTCTTTGTCTTTTATTGTCTGTGTGCCAAGTTGTCTTCCTGCTATTTCAGCATCAAGAACTGCTTGTTGAAACTGATTGTCATCTACAAACTTGGTAACATTAGATATTGTATTAGCTATGTTTTGACTAGCTTGAGACATTGCTAAACCACCACTGCTATAATCCATAGCAACTGGTCTTACTAAATTTTGTCTTTTAATAGTTCTTTTAATAGCCATATTTAACCCTTACTAACCAAAATCACCTGCCTCATATGCTTTTGCACCTGATTGTGCTGCATTGCCCAATCCAGTAAGTAAAGCAGCTTTTCCTTTAGTTTTGCTTGCTTTTCCTTGAAGTTGAAACTTACGTCTATTCTGAAACCCCATAAGCTTAATAGCTGAAACATCAGCTTTAGCTAACTGTGTTTCTCTTCTTCTTATATTTTGAATACTGCCACTTGTTCCGACAGCTACCCCACCACTGCCAGCACTGGCAGATATACTTGCTAGTTGAGCATTTAGTTGTGCCGTTCTATTTATAGCTTCTTGGTCAGCTTGTATCTTTGCCATTTCAGCTTGTTCATAAGCAGCTTGTGCATCATTAGCATATGCTCTTTGTGCTTGTCTTGCAGCAGCTAGTGACATAACTGCACTTAATCCGTATCCAGCAGCTCCCATTAGACTTCCACCTCTAGTAATATGCCGTTAAGTGTCATTGGCAATGGTTCCTCTTGTGTAACTGTTACTCTTCCTTCCCTTGACCAACCTAACAAATAGACTTCTTTTCTTTGTGTGAGAGCAGTAGGCTCTTGAGAAAAATCATCTGTTACTGATCTTAGCAAAATTCTTGTGCCTCCTGCTTTCACATTAAGTGTTGTTACCAAATCAAGAACGGCTCTGACAACCCTTCTTTTTTGGCCAACACTCACACCATCTGGTAACTGCATCTCAGGAGGCAATGTTGTTATCTCAGGTGTGTAAGCTAAACCTATTTCAACAGATGTTACCTCTTGCCCAAGTGTTACGACACCACTGCCATCTGTAGTAAATGTACCTAATGAATAATTACCAGACCTAACCTGCACTTCTGTATTAGGTAAATGTGCAACTGTCCAGGTAGATGAAGCACTACCACTTTGTTGAGAAGACATATCTAGATAATAATCATTTTGAAAAAGCTCCAATGATTTAACTGTAGATGAATCAATGGTTCTCTCAACAACAGTATAAATTTGCCTATTAACATTAACCATATTCTTAAAGTCACCATTAGTATCATATCTAACCCATCCCTGGACTTTCTCCTTTCTTATAGACATGAATACTGGCATGTGACCATCTGAGTTAAGAAGGTAAAGATATCCCTCCATTTGGTCTGAAGATTCCCGTTGTGCTTCTATAGCAACAGGTGTTCCAATAATATGTTCTGACAATAATGTTATTGAGTCAGAGTTATATGCTTGTGATATATCTGAAAATATGAATTCACGAATAGCACCTTTTGACTTAGTTAAAAATACTATAGCACCATCAAATTCTTGAGGTTGGACAGCTCCTGAGCCATAGCTTGTTTGCTTCTTAACTGTAATGGTTGAGGGTGTAAGAGGTTTGTTCTCACTAGTTGGCACATAGAGTTCCTGCTCAGACGTAAAGATTGTGAGAAATCGAAATGATTGCATAGCCTTGATTTCTGATACTTGAGCTTCTGCAATTTGTATTTGTATTGATTCATCATCATTTCCTGTTCCAACATCAAAGTTTGTGAACTCACCAATCTTTGACATAAACAAAAAGTTAGGCAGATCACGACTACCACCAAATATTAATCTTTGGTCATGCAATGTAACTGCTCTTGCATAACCTCTTACTGAACTAAATACTGGTTCTTGCCAATCGGTGATTGCATTTGTGTTAGACATTGTTCCAGATATTGTTGCTGTAACAACAGTTGCACTTGTATATGCAGTGATTTCTGCATGAAAAACCAATCCAGCAGAATCAACTAATCTAAGATATAAACCAACGTAATCTGATGTAAATGCATC